TAAAACTACCAACACAACTGGAAGAACTTTTTATAATCCAGTTACGATGGGGATTTAAATGTTGAGTTCATTTGGCAAATCATTTAGTTTTGGTAGAAGAAACGTTGCTGCAATTTTACAACACATCGCATCAGGACTAGAACTATATTATGATCCAAGCAATTTATCAAGTTATCCAGGCAGTGGTTCAACATTATTTGATTTATCGCCAAGTGGTGTCAATGCAACTATAACAGGCAGTTTAGCATTAAATAATAATGCGTTCACATTTACTGGTGGTAGTGCACAAAATTTAATTACTGAAAGTTTAGCAACGCTGTATAGTGGTTGGCAACATACATTAGAAATTTGGATTAGACCCACAGCAGTGTGTCAGATATTCAGTGATACAGGTATTGCTTCTATATCAGGCGGATATCATACTACTGGAGCAGAATTTTATAACGTAGGTCCTTTCACTATATCAAATGCTATGTTGTGGGATGGCACAGCAACCACTCGAGTTGGTGGAGGCACAACTCCACTTAACAATTGGTATCAATTTGTTCGTGTTTATAACGGCAGTAATACAGCATATGCTTATGTAAATAAAGTTAAATCAAGTGATACAACTATAACCTGGGATCCTCCTTATACTGGAGGTCTTGGTAGAACTGGTTGGCATTTGATATTTGGTGCTAGTGATATTACAAAATTTTCTACATCAACAGCATTTCAAGGTAGTCTTGGGGTTGTTAGATTATACAATCGTGTGCTATCTCAAGCAGAGATAACACAAAATTATGACTCAACTAAATCAAAATATGGCTTATGAGTGAAGTAGATAAAAATTTAGCAGAAATACTAAACACTGATTATATTCCTGTTGTAAGTGATAAGTCTGACAAACCAATCACTATTCATCAAGATGAATCTGTAAATCCAGACGCAGATTATTCTCGTGCAAACTATTATAATTTAATAGAAAAGGGTAACGAAGCACTTGACGGTATTTTAGAAGTTGCAAAAGAATCGCAGCACCCAAGAGCATATGAAGTTGCTGCAAACATGATCAAAAATCTCTCTGATGTTACAGAGAAACTCATGATTCTTCAAAAGCAACAACAAGAATTAAAGCCGAAAGAAGAACAAGCAACGCAAACAAATATTAATGTCGACAAAGCAGTATTCGTAGGAAGCACTGCCGAGTTGTTGAGACAACTGAAAAATGAATCCAATAGCGGCTAAACTCAAGCATTACCTTGGCAATCCCAAGCTGAAGCGAGTGAATATGCAGATGCAGCTCACGGAAGATCAAGTCCGTGAGTATGTGAAATGCGCACAAAATCCAGAATACTTTATTGAAAACTATGTCAAGATTATTACTCTCGACAAAGGCTTTGTGCAAATATCTTTGTATCCATTCCAAAAAGATGTCGTCAATGATATCAATAATAATCGTCGTGTAATTGTAAAGGCTGGTCGTCAGGTTGGTAAGACTACGATCATTGTTGGTTACATTCTTTGGTACATCTTATTCAATCAAGACAAAACAGTCGCGATTCTTGCAAACAAAGCCAGCACGTCAAGAGAAATTCTTGCTCGCATCAAACTTGCATATGAAGCATTACCAATGTGGATTCAACAGGGTGTCAAAGTTTGGAACAAGGGTGATATTGAATTAGAGAACGGATGTCGTGTGCTTGCTAACTCTACTGCTTCAAGTGCGATCCGTGGTTTCTCTATCTCACTTCTATACCTTGACGAGTTTGCATTCGTCCCAAGTAACATTGCTGAAGACTTTTTCACTTCTGTTTATCCAACTATTTCTTCTGGTGAGACTTCTAAGATTCTCATGTCATCGACACCAAATGGCATGAATCACTTTTATAGAATGTGGACTGAAGCTGTCGAAGGCTTGAATGGATTTACTCACGTTGAGGCTAACTGGCGTCAAGTTCCAGGAAGAACTCAGCAATGGGCAGATGAGCAGCGGCGTGTTCTTGGTGAACAAAAGTTTCTTCAGGAAATGGAATGTGAGTTTATGGGCTCTGCTGGAACTCTACTCTCAGCCGCCGCCCTTAAATCTCTTGCGTTCGTGAAACCTGCGCATTTATCTGAGAATGGAATCAAAGTTTATCAGGCTCCTATCCCAGAGCGCATCTACACAGTTGTTGTTGATACATCCAGAGGAAAGGGACTAGATTACTCAGCATATAGCGTAATTGATGTCACTGAACTTCCATATCGTCAGGTTTGCACTTATAAGGATAATAACATAAGCCCTCTTGTGTATCCATCGATTATTAAAAGAATTGCAGACTACTATAATCAGGCATATGTTCTGGTAGAAATCAATGATAATGGGCAACAAACTGTTGATACATTATTCGAAGATTATGAATATGAGAATATTCTTTCGACAGTAGATTTAAAAGGTAAGATTGCACTAACGTGGGGTTATGGTAATAAATCAAATAGAGGAATTCGAACAACCAAATCTGTAAAGCGACTTGGATGTTCCCTTCTTAAGAATCTTATCGAAAGTGAGAAATTGATCATTCAAGATTTCGAAACAATCTCAGAACTATCGACCTTTATATCAAAGGGGTCTAGTTATGAGGCTGAAGAAGGTTCTCACGACGATATGGTTATGACTCTTGTCTTATTTGCATGGATGACCAATCAACAGTTCTTCTCTGAACTTACAAACGTTGATATCAAAGCCAAATTATACCAAGAACAAATGAAACAGATTGAAGAAGAGCAATTACCAACATTTCTGGGTGGACATATCGATGTAGATGATCGTGATGGAGCTTTTATTGAAGGTGGATCATTATGGAAGCCCGTTTAGTCAAAACCCCCATTTTACTAAATAAACGGTAGATTTCTTAATCTCCATTTAATAGGAGCAAAAACATGGCTTTTCAAGTATCACCAGGTGTGAATGTTTCCGAAATTGACGCAACAACAGTTGTTCCAGCAGTTTCAACATCCACTGGCGCCATTGGTGGCGCATTCCAGTGGGGTCCAGTAGATGTACTCCGTCAGGTTTCTTCAGAAGATGAGCTCGTAGCAGTATTTGGTAAACCAGATGCTAATACGTTCCTACCATTCTTTACTGCAGCAAACTTTCTCTCATACAGCAATAGTCTTTTTGTATCGCGCGCAGGTGCTGCGACACAAAATTCTGCAGTTGCTCTTAACGTTGATCCTTCAACTTGTGCATCAAACGTTAAGGTGAAGAGCGAAGACAACTACTTCACTGCTTTCCATCTAGCGTCAAATTCCGATATTGCATTCGCCGCACGTTATCCTGGTGCTCGCGGCAACTCTCTCAAGGTTGCAATTATCGCAAATGCTAACGCCTCTGTATTCGGTGCTGCGGCATATAACGAATTCTTCGATGGTCCTCCTGGAACATCAACATGGGTTGCTGCAAACCACAATGCTCTTGCAAATGATGAGATGCATATCGCAATTGTCGACGAAGATGGATTGTTCACAGGAACACCAAACACTGTCGTTGAGCGTTTTGCAAACGTATCTAAAGCATCAAACGCTAAAGATGAATCTGGCAATAGCCTCTACTATCGCGATGTTCTTTATCGCGGATCACGCTATATCTACGCCATGGGTCAAAATAATGACACATGGGGTGTATCTGCCAACTCAAATCACGCATTCGAAGGTGAGAATCTAACAATCTCCTTCACACGTGGTACAGACGGCACTGTAACAGACGGTAACGTTATGACTGCTTACGAGCAGTTCCGCTCAACTGAAAATGTAGATATCTCTCTACTCATGGTTGGTGGTGGCGGTGAAGCAATTGCTGAGAAGGCAATTGACATTGCTGGCTATCGTCGCGACGTAGTTGCATTCTTGTCACCAACATATGCAAATGTCAATACTGCTGATCCAGTAACTGCGGTAACAAATTATCGCGACTCACTACCATCATCTTCATACGCAGTGATGGACAGTAACTGGAAGTATCAGTACGATAAGTACAACGATGTGTACCGTTGGGTTCCATGTAATGGTGACGTTGCTGGTCTCTGTGCACGTACTGACTCAGATCGTGATCCATGGTTCTCACCAGCTGGATTCAATCGCGGTCAGTTGAAGAATGTAATCAAACTCGCATTCAATCCAAGCCAAGCAAATCGCGACGAACTCTATAAGAAGGGTGTGAACCCAATTGTAGCATTCCCAGGAGAAGGAACTGTTCTCTTTGGTGACAAGACTTTGCTTGCAAGACCAAGCGCATTCGATCGTATCAATGTACGTCGTTTGTTTATTGTTCTTGAAAAAGCAATTGCACGTGCTGCTCGTTCTAGCCTCTTTGAATTCAACGATGAGTTCACGAGAGCAACGTTTGTAAATCTTGTCGAGCCATTCTTGAGAACAGTACAAGGTCGTCGCGGTGTTTATGACTTCCGTGTTGTTTGCGATGAAACAAACAATACACCAGATGTCATTGATCGTAACGAGTTTGTAGGAGACATCTACATCAAGCCAGCACGTAGCATCAACTTTATCCAGTTGAACTTTGTTGCTGTTCGTACTGGTGTCGCCTTCGACGAAATCGTTGGTCGCTTCTAATAAATAGACTAGGATAAAGTCAGGAGAATAAAATGGCTTTTAATGTAAATCAATTCCGTACCTCTCTTACTGGTGACGGCGCACGTCCTAATCTATTTGAAGTGCGTTTGACCTTTCCGAACTTTGCATCTGCTGGTGCAGCAGCTTCTGCAAAGTCAAGTTTCATGGTTAAGACTGCTGCTCTTCCAGGATCAACAGTAGGTATGGTGACGGTTCCTTACTTCGGTCGTGAAGTAAAGGTTGCTGGCAATCGTACTTTTGCTGACTGGTCAGTAACAATTATTAATGATGAAGACTTTTTGATTCGCAACGCAATGGAATCATGGGTTCGCGGCATTAACGATAATGTCACAAACTTACGTTCAACTCGCGCAAGAACATCACAGTCATATGGCGTCGATGCTGAAGTTCTACAATTCTCAAAAGATGGTAAGCAATTGAAGAGATATAAATTTGTTGGCATGTTCCCAACAGATATCTCTCAAATTGACCTCGACTGGGGATCAAATGATACTATCGAAGAATACACTGTAAACTTCGCATATCAGTATTGGGAATCAATTGATCGTGGTAGCGTCTCTTCATTGAGATCACCAATTGAATCTCTAACTGGCGCTTAATGCCACTTGAGCGGGGGAGGATATCCTCCCCCTCTTTTATTATGGGGTAATGCATGGCAATTAATCTATTCGGATTTCAAATTGTTCGAAAACCAGCTGAAGATGCACCACAGCAACTTCAGCCGCAAATCAGCGCACCCGTTTCAGACGACGGTGCAATTTCTGTAACTGCTGGTGGTTATTTCGGAACTTATCTAGATCTAGAAGCCAGTTTTAAGAACGAAAACGATCTCGTTACAAGATATCGAGAAATGGCAATGCAGCCAGAACTAGAAGCTGCAGTCGACGAGATTGTCAACGAAACGATTGTTCACGACATAACTGGTAAATCTGTTTCTATTATTTTAGACGATTTAGAACAACCACAAAAAATTAAAGATATGATTCGTGATGAATTTGATAATGTCCTTCGTATGATGGATTTTTCAAATTATGGTTCTGAGGTTTTTCGTAACTGGTATATTGATGGTCGTTTATTTTATCAAGTTTTAATTGATGAGAAACAACCAAAACTTGGTATTCAAGAACTTGTTTATATTGATCCAAGAAAGATCAAAAAAGTTCGAACTGTAATTAAGAAAAAAGATCCTCGTACAAAAATCGAAGTCGTGACTGGTGTTGAAGAATTCTATATCTTCAACGATAAAGCATCACAACAAGGTCAGCAAATTGTCACATCAATAAGTGACAATGCAGTCAAGATTGCTCCAGATGCAATCATTAACGTTAATTCAGGTTTACTTGACGCAAAACGTCAAATGGTTTTGTCCTACCTTCACAAGGCAATAAAGCCCCTCAACCAGCTCCGAATGGTTGAGGACGCTGTTGTGATTTATCGATTATCGCGTGCACCAGAGCGTCGTGTGTTCTACATTGACGTTGGTAACATGCCTAAACAAAAGGCAGAACAATACCTTCGTGACATTATGACAAAGTTTAGAAACAAGGTTGTTTACGATAGTTCAACTGGTGAAGTTAAAGACGATCGTAAGTTTATGTCAATGATGGAAGACTTTTGGATTCCACGTCGTGGTGAAGGTAAGTCGACAGAAATTACGACTCTTCCAGCTGGTCAAAATCTTGGCGAGTTGTCTGATGTCAAGTATTTTGAACAAAAACTTTATAAGTCATTAAATGTTCCAATTTCTCGTCTTGAGTCACAGACAGGATTTAGTCTTGGACGCACATCAGAAATTACACGAGATGAGTTAAAGTTTAATAAGTTCATTGAAAGAGTTCGTTCTAAATTTACAGTACTATTTGATGAACTAATGAAGCGTCAATTAGCACTTAAAGGTATTTGCTCAATAGACGAATGGGAAGTTTTAAAAGAGAAGATTCATTATGACTTCTTAAAAGATAATAACTTTACAGAATTAAAAGAATCTGAACTTATGACAGCAAGATTACAACTTATGAATCTTGTTGATCCATATGTGGGAACATATTTCTCGCGTGCATGGGTTAAGAAACATGTCCTTCAATTTGATGAAGAAGGCATTGAACGTATGGATGCTGAACTAGAAGAAGAAAAGGCTGCAGCAGATGCAATGGGGCTTGGTAGTCTCTCTGTTTCTGCGCAAAATGCTGCTATTGCTCAAAATGCTGCCATGGCAAGTATGCCAGGTGAGCAGCCTCAGCAACAAGCATCAAGCCTTGATCAAGCGTTTAGTTCGCAAGTTAAATAAGTAATGGAGAATAATATGACAACTATTGATATGGTAAATGCAGCACTCAGTGGCGACAAAGAGGCTTTTCAAGCAGCATTCAATGCTTCATTAGCCGATAAAGTTACTGATGCTCTTGAAGTTAAGAAGGTTGAAATTGCTTCGTCTTTACTAACACCAGAAGTAGAAACAAATGAAGTTCAAACAGATCAAGTCGAAGTTGATGGAAGCGAATCCAATGGATCAGCAGAAGTCACAGCAGACGAAACAGGCAGCGCTTGATAGTGCAAGAATCTCTGCGCTAGTTCGCACTGGAGCCATGAGTTCTAGCGAACTTCCACGCTTGAAACTTGCGTTGCGCCGTCATGCACAGGTTGGGGATATCGCCAAATTGCCAAAGCAACATCGCGATGTTTTGACCAAATATTATGATGCAACCTCTAGTGCTGCAATCGGATCACAGCAAGCATTTCAAGCAGTTCGCAAAAATCTAATGCAGCATAATGAAATTGAAGGCGAGGAAGTTCTTACTGAAGCAATTGCTGGATTCAAAGACGAAAATAATCCTCCAATGGTCATTGTTCTTCAAAGAAAGGGTATTCGAATTTTTCCTGATGGTAAAAAAGTTGCTATGTATAACAACAAGCAACTTGGTTTAGTGATTACTATTCCATATGCTGGTACTGGAAACTCTCCTGGAGAAATTATCCCAGGAACAAATGTGCAAATGGAAGAAGTTGAAGGTATTATGGAAAGTCTTGATCAAGTTGCAGCATATGCACAAGAAGAACAACCAAAAGCCATGGCAAAACACATGAAGTTTGCTGATGGTTCTAAACTCAAAGTAAGTCATGGTGCAGCAAAAGCCATTCATATGGTGCACGGTGCATTGAATGATGAGAACAAAAAGAAGTTTGCTGATATGCTCACACATCCAAAGGGATTTGAAAAAGCAGCACACTTTGCCTTGAGCAAGGTTAGTTTTAAAATTGGTAACGATAAATGAGTCAAGTATCAGAAATCGTGAGAGAGATCATTGCTGAAGCAAACGTTCAGCGTATGGGTCGTAAAAAACTAGTTAGAGCAAGAGTTCGTGGTGGTAAAATTCAACGCCGCAAAGTCCTCTCTGCAGTTCCAGGATATACGATTCGTGGCGGCAGACTAGTTCGTATTCCACCACAAGAAAGACTAAAACGAAAGTTATCAGCACGTCGTGCAAAAATTAAACGTAAAGCAAAAATGGCACGTGCTCTTATTAAAAGAAAGCGTTCACTTAGAAAGCGCGCATCATTGGGGCTATAAAAATGAAACTAATTACCGAAACAGTCGAAGAAGTAAAGATGATCACCGAAGAAAAAAACGGTGTGAAGTCTCTCTTCATTCAAGGACCATTTCTTGTTGCAGAAATGAAAAACAAGAATGGTCGCATGTATAAAACCAACACTCTTATGAAAGAGGTTGAGCGTTATAACGAAGAATATGTAACCAAGAATCGCGCATTCGGCGAACTTGGACATCCAGATTCACCATCTATCAATCTAGATCGCGTATCACACTTGATTACTTCATTGAAGCAAGAAGGCAATCAATGGATTGGTAAAGCAAAAATTCTTGAAACACCAATGGGTAAGATCGCCAAATCTCTAATGGAAGGCGGCGCAACTCTCGGTGTATCATCACGTGGCATGGGCTCACTTAAAGAAGTGAATGGTGTCAACGTGGTTCAAGATGACTATTATCTAGCCACAGCGGCTGATATTGTAGCGGATCCTTCCGCACCAGGTGCTTTCGTTCAAGGTATTATGGAAGGCAGAGAGTGGGTTTGGGATAATGGCGTTGTCAAAGAACTTGATGTTAACGCATATTACAATCAAATCAAGAACGCAAAGCAGAAGCAAATTGACGAGATCTCCCTAAAAATATTCGAAAATTTCTTGTCAAAACTTTAAAATTTATAAATAATATTACTTCTTCAGGAGTTTAAACAATGAGTAAGACATTATCAGAATCCGCTGCAGAAATCCTTCAAGCATCAATGAATGCACAAAAAGAACCAGCAGCAAAACTACCAGCAGAGATGGATGATCTCGGCGGTCAAACACCAACAACTGCACCAACAGATATCGGCAAGAAAGCTGCTGATGCTGTTTCTCCTGCTGCAAAGCCAGCAACAAAGGGTGACGCAAAGGCTGCAAAGACTCAGGCTATGGAAGAAACAGAAGCCGATGAGACAACAGAAGTTGTTGCAGAAGTAACAGAAGAGCCAGCAACTGAAGAAGTTGTTGCTGAAGAAGAAGTTACTACTGAAGAAGTCGTCGACGAAGCCATGATGTCTAAGAAAGACGACGAAGATGAAGATGAAGACGAAGAAGATGAGAAGGCAATGAAAGAAGCCTATAAGAATGACATGAAGAAAAAGCATGCCAAGTCTATGGCTGAAGATGTTGACGCTCTTTTCAACGGCGAATCTCTATCTGAAGAATTCCGCTCAAAAGCAACGACAATCTTCGAAGCAGCAGTCAATGCTCGCATTGATTCAATCCTAGAAGATATCATGACAGAGAACGAAACTGTTCTCGAAGAAGCTGTATCAGCAATCAAGACAGATCTTGCTGAGCAGGTTGATGAGTATCTCAACTATGTCGTTGAGCAATGGGTCGAAGAAAATCAAGTTGCAATTGAGACAGGTCTACGTGCAGAACTCGTTGATGATTTCATCAGCGGTCTCAAGAACCTATTCTCTGAGCACTATATCGAAATCCCAGAAGAAAAGGTCGATGTTGCAGAAGAACTCGCACAACGTGTTGCTGCTCTTGAAGAAGCAGTAACAACTGCTGCTACAGAAAAGGCAGTAATTGTTGAAGAACTAAATGCAGCAAAGAAAAACGAAGCAATTCGCAAGATTTGTGAAGGTCTAACCGAAGTACAAATCGGCAAAATGAAATCGCTCGCAGAGGGCGTGGAGTTCACCACAGAGGGTGATTTTAATAATAAGCTCGCAACTATTCGCGAGAACTACTTCCCAGCAAAGAAAGTGACAAGTGAGGTAAAGGCTCTTCAAGAAACAGCTGTTGAAGAACCAGAAGTAGCAGAAATTCATGGTTTAATGGCACATTATGTAAAAGCAATCACAAAAACGGCTCCAAAAGCCTAATTAACTAAGAACTCAGGAGAGTTATAAAATGTATCTAAACGAAACATATGCAAAAAAGTGGGCTCCAGTTCTTGATCACTCAGAACTCCCAAAGATCACAGATCCGTACAAGCGTGCAGTTACTGCACTCGTTCTAGAGAATCAAGAGCGTGCCCTTATGGAAGAGTCACGCACAATGCAAAACCTCTGGGAAACATCACCAGCCAACGCAGTTGGCGGCGGTATGTCACCAGTTGTTGGCTCAGAAGGTGGAATCAAGGGTTTCGACCCAATTCTCATCGGTCTAGTCCGTCGTGCACTACCAAACCTAATGGCTTATGACATCTGCGGCGTTCAGCCAATGACAGGTCCAACAGGTTTGATCTTCGCAATGCGTTCAGTCTATGCATCTGCATCAGCACGTGGCGGTGAGGCTCTATACACAGAAGCCAACACAGCACACTCTGGCACAGGCGATCATACGCTAAACACAAGTGTAAACTTTGGTGAAGCAAATGATGCAATCTTTGGTCTAGCCAACACTGGCACAGGCATGGCAACAACAACCGCAGAAGATCTAACCATGAAGTACATGGGCTTCCAGATTGATCGCGTTTCTGTTACAGCCAAGTCACGTGGCTTGCAAGCAGCTTACACGCTAGAACTTGCACAAGATCTCAAGGCAATTCACGGTCTCGATGCAGAAACAGAATTGACAAATATTTTGTCAACTGAAATTCTTGCAGAAATCAACCGCGAAGTTGTT